TGACTATCTTGCGTAAAGTCTTCCATCTTTTAGTGCGCGTGTTTTTGTAATGTGTGGCTTCATCTACAACAATCAAATCAAAACCACCGTTACGAACTTCATCCAACACTATGTTCACACCGTCATAATTTATTATAACAAACTCGGCACCTTGGTTCAGGATAGCAGCGCGTTTCTTTGCACTGCCATATGCAACATCCACAGATCGGTGCGGTGCAAACGTAGATAAGTCTTCTCGCCATGCGCTATCCATAATTGATAGTGGGCATATGACCAGCACTCTCTTTATCTTGCCTTGGTTCATCAAAAAGTCAGCCGACCATATGGCACTAGCGGTTTTGCCTGTACCCTGCTCGTTAAAACAAAAAGCTCGTCTGTTCATGGTAAAGAATGCAGATGTCTTTTTCTGGTGCGCAAAAGGTTTGTATCTACCTGACCAGTTATACTGAGTATCTATAGGCGAAGGTACCTGCACCCCTAGATTGTTTAGTTTGTGTGCCGCATCAATATCCCAATCAACAAGCACCCTATTCGTGTCAACCTGTTTGCTTTTGGGTATTACTGAAGTAACACGGTTTGGATTGCGCAGCTTTAGCAGCAACGCTTTACCGTCCACTATTTCCATGTGTTCTCCTATTTTTTCTTTTTATAGTTTCTTGCGCGGTTCTTGCTGCGGCTTTCTATTTTAACACCGTCTTTGTTAGAACCGCCTTTGCTTAGTGCTTTCTTGTGACTAACGTCTTTACCCTCACGTTTGTCGGCTTTTCCGTTCTTGTTCTTATCTACACCTTCGCGGTCTATTTTGCGTCTGGCTCGTTGACGTTCCATCCTTGCCTCAAAAGGTTTACTACCCACGGGTTTGTTGACTTGCTTTTTACGGTCTTTTGGATTTTTATATGGCATCAGGCATTCGCTCCATTGTGTACACATTCTACTACAGGACAGTGCCGTCTACA